ATCTATTCTTCAGAAAGTCTACAACCTTATTTATTAACTAAAAAGAAAGACCTACTCATTAATTTGAGTAGGTTCTTTTTTGTTTTATTGTATTTTTTATAGAAATATAGTATATAAATAAAATAGTAAGTTTCAAAACAATCTAGCGCATTTTATTGCAATATAAAGAGATATAAAGGAATATGAAAGGTAAATATTCTGCTTTGACGGTAGCTAAATGGTTTTTGTGGTACAATGACAAAATTCTAGAAGAAGAAGATGCCGATTTGATATCCAATTTAAAATTACAAAAATTATTATATTATGCTCAAGGGTGTTATTTAGCATTAAAGAATGAACCGCTATTTAATGAACAAATTGTAAATTGGGCACATGGACCTGTTGTAGAGGAAATCTATCATAAGTATAAAAATAATGGTTCAAATGGTATAGAATATCAAGGTGATTATGATAATTTAATTGATAATGATACAACTGCAGTTTTAGAAGAAGTATACGATGTTTTTGGTAAATATTCTGCGTGGGGATTAAGAAATATGATTCATCAAGAAGATCCTTGGTTAAAAACACAAAGAAATGAAGAGATTCCTTTACCTTTGATAAAAGATTATTTTGAAAAAACATATATTACTGATTAATGGGAAAGTTAAAGCGAAAACAAGAAAATAATAAAATATCTAAGCAAGGACTAAAAATAAAATGTTTATTTATGAATGACCATGATACAATATTATTTTCTTTTAAATATCTTACAAACCAAGATAGGTATAATTTACAAGGATTTAAAGGAAGTAAAAATTTAAGAAGTGATATAGATTTCTTAAATGCTTTCCATGATTGTTTAAATAGAATGGGTACTGATGGATGGGAATCCTTGAGAAATAAAAATAAATTTCAAGATGGAAGAGGATTATTAGAATATTCTCAAATTAATTTTAATGCACTAGATCCTCAAAATGAATTGAACCTTGCTAAAGATACTAAAGTATGGGTTATTAGGTTTGAAGGAAACAAATATCGTTTAATAGGATATAGAAGCAAAAAATGTCAGGCTATATTTCATATTTTAGGTATAGAGCGTGACCATTCTGCTTATGACCATGGCTCATAGTTTTAATGTACATAAAAGCCTACTCAATTTATGGGTAGGCAATTTTTTATATATTATTTGCTTTTTCAATCATGTCTTGCATTGCTTTTCTAAAAACATCTGATTGCTTGATTCCGAGTTTTTTGCAAGCTTCTTTGAATTCATCTACAAATTCAGTTTTGTACGATGCTTTTACTTGCTTCATGTTTTCTTTTTGCCATTCTCTCATGTATTTTGCTTGATTAAATTTTTCCTTTTCCATTTTAACGTTCCTTTCTTCTTTTGATAACAATGTATAAAATAATGAAAATTGCTATTATTCCAGATATTTGCATATATTTAAATTGTTAGCTATAATGAGCATTGGAGAAGGAATTTTTTAATTCCCTTTCCAGCCTTTTAAGATTTCTTGAATTCCTAGAACGATTGCTACAACGTATGCTAGAGTTTCCAAGAAATCTTTTAAATTACAGATACCTAACAATTTATTTTCCCTCCTTTCCTTACAAGATTATTATAGCATAATAGTACTAGTATATAAAGAATAAGGGGCTTTTTTATGCTATTTTATAAATTTCTCTACCCTTATTACGTATAGGGATAATAATTAAAAAAAGCAATCAAATTTATTTTTGACACATTTCTAACTTGCTACCTACTGGATAGCTACAGTATGTCTACCGACATTTTGGATTTTTCTATTAAAAATTGGTTAAAACTGAGAATGATATTCTACTGTATAGCTATCGACATTTCAGAAGAAAAGGCATA